CCCGTCATCAGGTTGAGGGCCAACTGCAGCGCCGTGCCGTTCAGCAGGCAGCCGTCGTACGGGGTCATGATGACCGTCGCCGTGTTGAATGTGGCCGCGAGCGCCGTCGGGTCCGCCAGCGCAAGCGCCGGGCAGGCGATCTCGAACGATGGCAGGTCGAAGACGTGCAGGGCCATGGCGGTCGCTTAGATGCGGTGCGGGTCGCTGGACTTCGGCGTGTCGATCGAGACGACGAAGCCCGGGAAGTCAGCCTCAACCTTCGGGCTCGACTGGTCGACGCGGTTCATGTCCGCGACGGCCTTCTCGATTTCCTTGTCCTTCTTGTCGACCTTGATGTGGCCGTTCTTACGGTGCAGGTTGAAGGTGTAGTTCTTCTCCAGCAACTCAAGGTCTTCGTCGGACACCGGGGTGGCGAAGCCGTGCGGCGTAAAGACGTCGGAGCTGCCCGACTTCTGGGCGACAGAGGCGCCGCCCTTGATGAAGATGGTCTTGATTTCGCGAGGAAGAGCGCCTCCGTCGGCGGCCTTCTCGTAGTGCGTGTACCCCTGGTTGTTCGCAAGGGTGCTGTAGACGTAGTTCATGCGACTTCTCGTTTCTCGTGGGGGAATGAAAAAGGCCCCGCGGGGTTGCCGCGAGGCCTTCGAGGATTGGCGAGTGCCGGGGATTACATGCCCGAGGCGCGCACCACGGCGAAGCCGCGCTTCAGCAGCACGCCGGCCGTGGCCATCGCGTAGTCCTCGACCACGGACTTCGGCAGTTGCTGGACGCCCAACGCCATGAACTTGGCCGGCACCAGTTGGTCGAGAACGCGACCGTTGTCCGACGAGCCGTCTTCGACGCTCTCGGCGTACAGGTAGAACACGTTCGCGCCGCCGTTGGCCGAGTTCAGCTGCGGAGCCGACTCGACGCGCATCAGCGGGTAGGTCTCACGGATCCAGCCCATGACGGACTGGTTGCCGTAGACCGCCACAGTCGACAGGTACGCGTAGTTGTTGGTCGAAACCGCCAGCGTCGTCGGCGTGGTGCCCGGGTTGATCAGGTCTTGCGACTGCGTCTGGAGCTTGGCGCAAGCCTGGCGGATGTCCGCGGTGATTTCCGTGAACGTCTTGTTCGCCCACAGCGTGGACGAGCTCGCGCCCGCGGCCACGGTGTAGTAGGCCGGCAGGTTCGGGTCGTTCAGCAGGCCGTACGTACGGTTGTTGCCGCCGTTGTAGCCCGAGAAGCCGACCGTGTTGCGCTGGACTTCGAGCGACAGAGCAGCGCTGTTGCGCTTCTCGGCCGCCGAGTCGATGCGCAGGCGAGCCGCGCGCGCCGCTTCCAGGCGGAACACTTCCGTGCCCTTTTCGAAGCGCACGACGGTGCGGCGCTCGAAGTTGGCGTTCCACGACGACAGCGACACGTTGGTCAGGTCGCCGTAGGGAACGGCGCCGCCGACGGGCTCGAGGAAGCCCTGCACGACTTCTTCGTCTTCCCAGTTGCCGACCGTGGTCATGCCGATCAGGTTGTCGATCTTGCGCGCAGCCGTCTGGATGCGCACGAAGCCCGGCAGCCACGTCTGCAGGAACTGCACCGGAGTGCCGATCGTTGCGGTCGTGATCAGACCTTGCTGATCGTCCATCGCGTAGCTGGCGGCCTTGGCCATCTGGGCGATGCGGGCCGGCGGCAGGTTGATGCCCATGCTGGCGAGGGATTGGTATTCCTCGACCTGGTCCATGGACATTTCCATGCGGCGGTCGCGGCCGCGGGAGTCCACGAAGTTGCGGGCTTCGCGGTGCGAGTGGACTTGCGAGAGTTGGCGAGTCATGATCCGCCCTCCTTAGTTGGTCAGGCGGATGGCCACGAGGCCCGGCGCCGCAGTGAAGGAACGAACGATGGCGTTCGGGACGAGGGCCGAGCCACCGGGGGCCGAAGCACCCGGGGCGACAGCGCCGAGGGCGCCAGTGGTGAGCACGTAGGTCACGAGATCGCCGATGTTCGCGGCGGTCGTCAGGGCGACGACAATCGTGCCCATCTCGACGAAGTCACCTTGCCAGTTGTCCGGCAGGGTCAGCGTCGGGGCCAGCGTGCCGGCCGTGGTGCCGTAGGAGGCGTACTCCTTCGGGTTGGACAGGATGCCGCCGAAGACGGTCGAGCCGTTCGTGATCGCGCCGCCGACGGTGCAGATGTCAGTGGTGTTCGAACGCGTGTAGGCGTAGCCGATGATGTTCGGCGTGCCCGACGAGTTGACGATGCGCGAGCTGGCGCGGGTCGGGCCGTCGTTGATGACCTCGCCGATGACGCCGAAGCCGTAGTTGATGTTGACGGTGGTTTGGACAGCGCTCATGGCTTAGCCCTCCTTCGTGGTGAGGAACGCGGCGACGAAGCTGGCAGGGGCGCCGGCGTCCATCGCGGTGGCGGTCTTGGTGACCTGGGTGGTCTTGGTGACCTTGCCAGCGGCGAGCAGGTAGCCCTGCAGAACGGCGGCCTCTTGACCTGCGGCGGCGGTGATGCCGAGCTTCTTGGCGCCGTAGCTGGCGACTTCGGCCTCGCTCATGTCCGAGTGGTCGAACGTGCCGATGTGCGCGGACAGCTGCTTGGCGAGTGAATCGCGGCGCTTGATCTCGCCGGTGACGGTCTTGAAGATCGTCGCAGCGTCCATCGCATTCGGATGCTTGGCAATGTCGTCCATCTTCAGGTCGGAGTCCTTGCCTTCCTTGGCCTTGTCTTCCTTCATGTCGAGGTCGGCGTCCTTGGCTTCCTTCTTCTCGTCCTTGTCGTCGTCCTTGGGCGGGAACTCGTCCTCGGCCTTCTCTTCCTTCTTCTTCTCGTCGTCCTTCGGGTCGCCGGCTTCGTCCATCGCTGCGCGGATCGCGAGCAGGGCGGCCTTGCGGCTCTCGGGGGTCGGGGTCGTCTTCAGGGTCGCGAGTGCGGCGTCCAGCGCGGAGCCGCCCCCGCTCTTGTCTTCAGCCATGGGAGGCTCCTTGGTGTCAGTGGTGGTGGTTGGTTGATCGATCGAGTCCAGGACTGCCACGTCCGGCCCCATGCGCCCTGAATGAACAAGCGCCAAGTGATTGCCGCGAATCGTTCGCTGGATGCAGTCGTAGGCCTGACCCTGGAACGTTCCCGGGGTGAAGTCATAGACACAGCGATAGCCGCACGACAATTCCCGCTTCCCGGCTTCGATCAGGCCCGCCATGGATTGGGAGAAAACTTTGAGATTCGAGAAGACCGTGCCGCCTTCGAAGAACACGTCCTCGCCGGTCACGCCCTGGACGCCCTTGCGTTCGGCGGGCATCAAGCCCTTGGCCTCGTCGCCCAGCATCACGTGGTTGTCGATCCACGGCAGGAGGCGGAACGAGGCGAGCGTCTCGGGGTCGCTCAGTTCCTCGGCGGGGCGGAGAACGCGGTATCGCTTGTCGGGGTTCTCAGCGTCGCCGACCTGGCGGCCGGAATAGTCGAAGATGCCGACCTTCGAGATCGGGTTGCGCTTGACCTCGTACCAGCCGTTGGCGTCGGGCTCGCGCATGGACTTGTCCATCGCGATCTGGTCGGCCGGAATGGTCAGGTCGATGGCGCCGTCGACGCCCAGCCAGTCCATTGCGGCTACATCGGCGGCGATCACTGGCTCGGCGCGCTCCTGCGTCTTGGCCCAGGCCATCGCGACCTGCTCTGCCACGCGCGGGTGCAGCGGCTCGGGCAGCGCGTCGATGGAGGCCCAGAGGTAGCCCGTGTGTTCGTCGTTCAGAACCGGGCCGAATTCGTCACCAACGCACAGGTAGAGCGCGAAGGTGCCGTTGTCCTCGAGCGGGACGAGCGCGCTCGGAGCGTGACCGGTCTCTTCGACGGACTCGCGCGTCGCGCACTGAAGCGTGGACTCGCCCTCTTCCATGCCGCCTGCCGGCAGGCCCCAGACGGATGGGCTGGACGAGGCCGTCGATGCGCGCATCAGCAGTAGCACGCGAGAGCCCGTCAGGTAGACGATGCCGGCAGCCGTGGCAGTGGAGGGTTCAGGGGTCATGGCTGCGGAATAGAGAAGGCCCTCGCTGGGAGGGCCTTGGGATCAGTCTTCGGACGAGAAGTCAAGAATCGGCCGGGCGCGGCAGCGACACCCAGGAAGCAGCGATGGGCCGCCGTACACCGGCTCGCCGTACATCTCGCCGATGTAGGGGGGCTCATCGAGGCTGCAGACCTTGCCGTTGAGGGCGATGTGCAGTTGCCGCGGCTCTTTGCTGCCTGACGTGTGAATCCACTCGTAGGTGGTGACGCCAATCGACTTCATGCGCTCGGCATTGATGCTGGAGTACGACTTACGCGTCTGGTCCATCGCCACGTTGCGCGCGTGCCGGATGTTGCCCTGGTACTGTTTCTCAAGGAACGGCACGAGATCCTGCAGGCCGTTTCCGGTCGTAATCGACCGCGAGACGGCGCCCTGCACGTTCGTCAGGTACTTCGCCGGGATCAACTTGATCAAGCTCACCGCCTCGGTCGTGCTGGCGCTGATGATCTCCAGCAGCGCCGGGCTCATCTTCGAAGCGTCGAGCTGGATCGCCGCGCTCATCTGGCGCAGGCTCATGCCGAGTGTGACGCCGGAGTTCTTGACCGTGCGGTCCATCATCCGCTTGGTCGCCTTCTTGGCCCAGCGGTTGAACAGTGGCTCGTACTTGTCCATGATCGCGTTGAGGGCGATCCGCGCCTGGCTGCTGACGCCGGCCGGCAGGTCGCCAACCTCGTCCATCGCGTGCGGCGGCGCCAGGTCGGGCCGGGCCTCGCCAGCGAATACAGCCTGCATCGCCTTCTTCGTCTCGTCGCACATCCGGCGCACGAGCGTGAGGATGACCGCCGTGTATTCCTGTTCGATCGCCGCGTTCGGGCTCAGG